TCAAAATGACTTTCAATAGTATCTTCTTCCATTTTAACATTGTTGTCATAGTCCCTTTTTTCTTTCATTCCAAGATAATGAAAATGAAAGCAACTATCTTTTGCAATCGTACTTACATTTTCAAATTTGTCTTGTAAGTATTGTGCTTTGGCAACATCATCTAAAGTATAATGTCGTCTAACAATAGTTTCAGCAACTTTCCATGCTTTGTCATTTATGTCAATTTGATCGCCTTTTAAATTGTCATAGTTTTGTTTTTCAATCGTATCTTCTTGTTCAAGATGTACTCTCATTCTATTAGCAATCTTGTTCCGATACTCTTGATTTAGTCTTATTCTCGCCATTGGCTTATTCCTTTCTGTATTTATATTATTTTGCATGATTTGTTTTTTATACTATTGACAAAACATTGTCAAGGGATTATATAGGATATGTTAGCCTCATTTGTAGATTTATCGCTACTCAAAACTATAAATCTTCTGGGGACTTGCACCTACAAAAGCAAGTAGGATTAGACTAGAATGGTGTTACTTGTTTAGATACACCGCTAGTCCTGATCCCTGATCACTGGTATGTGCCAGATAATCTCCGTACGGGAGCCAGTGATCTGGGATCAGTGTTGTAGCTGTGGGAATTGACCCACTATAGTTCAGGTCGCGATCCATATCTGGATGGTCCGGTATTTCTGCAGAGAGAAAGGCCCACCTGCACAGGACAACAACTGATCCCTGGTCTATTGACCGAGTGGTGTAGCTTATGCGGAAACGATCGTTGCTACTGGCCAGCACTCAATGGACCTGGGATCAGGGACAGGCCACAAGCTTCAAGCTTCAAGCATTGACAGCTGGTCCTGGAGATGATAGGATGAATTTAGAAAGGAATAATTATGGAAAATAAAATAAAAAGAACAAATAGATTTAACGGTGAGTCTTACCTGTTAACAGCTGCAGAGGCCAAGATCCACGATAAGATATTCGCGGATGAATGGTCAGCAACGTTAGAGGATAAGGTTGCAGGTTATGATGGCGCTTCTAAACTGTGGAAGGAAGTCAGAAAGGGTCTGGATTATTTTAGAAAAAATAACGCCGAGGCTTATATGGTCCTTTTAGACTAGTGACTATTAGAAGTAAACATAACAACTTATTGAATTACTTCCTGTATGATAACCGGGAGCTTGCTCCCGGTTATGTCCGAAGCTGTGAGAAATTTTTCAAAAGCCTCAAGCTTCAAGCAGCAAGCAACAAGCCGCAAGCTTCAAGCTTGACAGGTCTCAAGCTGTCTGATAGTAATAGGATTATAAAGGAGAAATTATGCAAACAAAAGAAGCATTAAAAATTATAGGAGGCAGCCTGAGCAAGCCTTCAAAAATGCCTGGATGGTCAATTGGACTACCGGCCAAAGAATGTAAAACAGGGTCCAAGCTCCGGCAGGTTAAGGGCTCAACATGTTACGACTGTTACGCCCTCAAGGGCTGTTACGTCTTCAAGGTTGTCCAAGATGCACAATACAGGAGACTGGCAGCTATAAAGGACCTGCGATGGGTTCAGGCAATGACTCACCTAATTAACAGCAAGAAGGCAGACGTCTTTAGATGGCATGACAGCGGCGACGTCCAGGACCTGGAACACCTTCAAAAAATTTACGAAGTTTGCAGGTTAACACCCAGCAAGCGTCACTGGCTCCCAACCCGTGAAGCATGGATCCAGAAGCATTTACAGGACAAGCCCAGTAACCTGGTGATCAGGTTCTCCATGCCAATGGTAGACCAGGCCCCAGCCGGAAGCTTTGACAACTATTCAACAGTGGTGAAGAGCGGCGCAACGTGCCCAGCTCCGAAGCAAAACAATGAATGCAGAGACTGCAGAAACTGCTGGAATTCTGAAATAAAAAATATAGCATATGGAATACATTAATGTTTGAATTTAAACACCCAAAATATTATAAAGAATTACGTAAGCTGCGTAATAAATCGGATCAGGCCATTAGCTCTAAAAATCGCGACGGCGAGTGCGAGCGTGCGCCGGATCCGGGCCACAAGCAGCAAGCCTCAAGCTTCAAGCAACAAGCTTCAAGCGAGGTTGGTTCGAAAGCTTTAAAGCTTTTGGAAAAATAAGTCACAAGCCTCAAGCCCCAAGCAGCAAGCTTCAAGCGACAAGCCAAATGAATCAAGAGCCTTGATCCCTGAACCAGGGTACAAGCGATATTGAACATGTTTAGAGGACCTTGGACCAAGGGCCTCTACCAAGATGAAACTATTCTGTGGGTGGTCGTGATGGAAGGCAATTTGGTGTGGTGAAAATCTTACCTTGTTACTCTTCGTGACTTTAAGTTCTACAGTGAAAAAGTGCCCAGAATTATTATAGCCCAATAGATCAGGAGTACCGGAAAGACTAATATTTTCAAGTCTATTCCAGATAATTTTGGGAGTTTTAGACTTAAGTTTTTGATATAATTTACGCTCTGGTCCCATAGTTTTTTAGGGGTAACACTGTCATTCATTAGTAGTCTTTTCCAAGCTTCTCAGGCATAAGAATCTTGGATGACTTTTCTGTTTTCAAAACCAATCTATGAGTTGTTTGACCTTTAAATCCTATAATTGGTTGTGCGTTTTCGTGTACTTCCATTCTTTTTATCTCGTGTAGCTTTCCATCTTTCTCTACCATGATGACTGCGTTTTTAATTGTATCTGAACCTTGAGTAAACTGATCAAGGAACTGTTGTAGATCCATAACCCTCATAGCTTACTAAGACTCTTACTTAAATCTTTTATGATTCCTTTTTGGACTTCAATTTGATTTTCTAAATTCACTATCCCATGATTTTTCATTTGTAAAGCATAAACTTCTTTTCTTAACTCACTATTTAATTTTTGATGAGATTTATTTATCTGCTCCAAATCTTCAACTCTAGACTTTAAATTTTCAATTATCTTTTCCAAATCGTTGTCTCCTTTCTCTAAATTCATAGTTGACAATATAGGATAGTTACCTTAAATTGTCAATATGGGTTTACCAAAAAGACTTACAGAAATGCAAATGAGATTTGCTGAATTTTTAGTATTCGGTGATGAAACAGGACCACTAACACAATCTGAAGCTGCAGTCAAAGCAGGCTATTCACCTAAACGTGCAAGACAAGAAGGGTCTGAACTTTGTAATCCAAGACTCAGTCCTTTAGTTGTAAAATATATAGGTGAGTTAAGAGAAGAAAGAGTTAGAAAACATGAAGTGACTTACGAAGGCCACGTAGCAGAACTTGCTAGGTTGAGAGAAGCCGCTTTAAAAAAAGGAAGTTTTTCCTCAGCCGTAAATGCTGAAGCGAATAGGGGAAAAGCAGCAGGATTATACATAGATAGAAAAATAATAAAAACAGGTAAGTTAGAGGATATGTCAGAACAAGAACTAGAAGCAAAAATGAAACAAATCTTAAACGACTACGAGCCTCTGTTAAATGTGACTCCATCTATATCTTCTGAATCTTCTTCACCCACTGACGAGGGATCATCGTCCGATCCCCAAAACTAAAACTACCATCATCTTCTTTATCGTAAGAAGCAAATAATTTAATTGAAACTTTATCTTTAGAATATAACCAACCCTCATTGACTGGTCTAGCTAACTTCATCTTATCAAATTCTTTTTCATTAGCCCACCCGCTATCACTTACGCAATCGATCCATTCTACTCTTACCTTTGCGTAGGGGATGTCGCTTACGCTTGACTGGTTTACGTTTACTTTTCTTTTTGTTTTTTTTCGTGGCATAGTAATAGTCCGGATTGTGTACCCGGTTGAGCATATCAAAAAAGTTTTCCTCTGTCATCATCCTATTTACCGCCTCGTATATAAGGGATCTAGAAAGTTTCAAAGTTTTCAAACTTTTTCAAACCTTTCGCGGAAGGCCTTTCTGTATATCCCTATAGGTGGACAAAATAATGTGTCCACCTAAACGTAATTTGTCCAAAAAGTGTCCACCCTAAAGTGAGTGTTTATGCGGTAAATAAGCCAAAAGTACAAAAGTACACTTTTTTTTGCTCCAAAAAAAGTTTCATAAAATTTTTAAAACTTTTTAGATCTCTTATAGTGCAACTCTTGCCTTCTTTTCGCCATAATGCTTCCTTAAAGCTGCCACTTTGTCTTCATTTTCAGACACAATTAGTAGCAGTTTATCAATTTCGCCTGTTATATCTACGTGCTCGGGTATTACCAGAGTCTGATCATTAATTAGATCTATCTTCAACAGTGCATCTTCTATAGCAGCATCGTATCGTTTCATCAAGGCCTTAAACATCTGATCGTTCATTTCTTCTCCTTTCCGAGTAACCTTCAGTTTGTCTTAAATCTTTATCTTGCCAAAAATTAATGGCTTGTTTTCTACATTCTTTTGCTTTAGCATGTTGGCCATCATTTTCTAGCCAATCTGCATGTATTATTAGTATTTTATTCATTTGTGGCGAAGTCTGACGCCTTGATTTGTACATTTGCTTTCTCCTTTTCATCAAACTTTAATTCATGGTACATATCTAATCTTTTTAACCATTTATGTTTCCACGATCTTAAGTCTGAATCTTGTAGTTTAAATTCTTGGTAGTATAAATCTGGAGTGCATATCATTATGACTCCTTGTCTAATTTTAGAACCATAGACATAGTCATGTGCCATAGCATAAGCTGAAATCTGTAAAAAGTAATCTTCTATCCAGTCTTCTCTCTTAGGTCTATTGGATTGTTTAAAATCTACAATAGTTTCTAAACCATTATGTAAACAAACTAAATCAGTAGACCCAGCATAAAGGCCAGGATAATGTAATGTAACTTCTGATCCATAGTATTCTTCAACAGGCGTAAGGCCCACGTCAATAACTTTTTCGGCCATGGCTTTCGCCTTCTGTCCGATTGTTGAAAGATCATCGTACCCAGTACCGAGTATATAGTGCTCCAAGAATTTGTGCATGGCTGTTCCCCGCCTACTAGATAGATTTTTGATTCGTTCTGCTTCTTGTTCTCCAACTTTGGCCTTCCAATCTTTTAAAAATTGTTGATCTTTGGTAGCGCCTAATATCGTAGTTACACTAGGAAGTCTAGAACCATTTACGTCATAAAACCTGGTCCCTGTTTCTTGGTCCGTGGTGCTTGTGCCACGTATATAGTTGTATTTATTAGATTTTTTTATACCTTTAATCTCGTTACCAATGTTATGAAATTCCTCTAAATCTTTTTCATCCATCATAGTAAAATGGCTCCGGTAACAAGGCCAGCTATAAACCAAACTATTTCATTTCGGTAATATAAAGACCATATCTTAAATCTTTCCATATATTTTTTCATAATTTATTTTTTAACTCCTTTAAATATTCTTCGTTTTCTTCTTCTATATCTTCTTTAGTTTTTTTACTAAAGATTCTATTAAACTCCTCTTTATATTTTTTAGTAGGAATCCTACTCCTACCATCCCACGGTCTATCCTTTTTATCTTTCATAAAATTTAAAAACTTCCTTCGCCTTTTTTATTTTTTCTTTATGAACCATGTAAGGTATTAATTTTTTAAGGACCTGGTAACTTTGTCTATGGGTAGTTTGCCAACGTAACTGTGGTTTGTACCCTTTCTTTCTAGGTTTAATCTTAACCAAGTGTCCAGTCTTAAAATAATGAAAAATTTTTTTCATTATACCAAAGTCAGTATTAACTATTTCCATACGAATCGTAGTACATGGATATCTTTTTTTCATCATGGGATTATATTTATGAGTAATGTATTTACAAATAGAACCTTCACCTTCAAAAAAACCAGCAATGTATCTTATATCTATTTTTTTCATTCTAGACTCATCGCCGCTCTATAGTCATCCAGGTTAACAACTTTATCATTCATTATTTTAGCACCGTAATGATCTATTATTTTTTGAATTTGTGGAAGTTTAACATGTGCATAAGGCCAAAACAAACAACACACATAATACGCGTCTCTAAATCCACAACGCCATCTGTATTGCATTTTTTTACCCATAGAAGTTTTATGTGGTGGTCTTTTACCTACAGTACCAACCCCTAAAACTTCATGTATATATCTAATGATAGATTCATCAGTCATTGATACTTCCATTCTTATACTCCAAGTAGGATAAGCTTTTTCGTTATTCCTTCTCTTTCTCATATATTGTTTATATTGTATGTTTCCCTCGCCATCAAACAATCCTGCGAGATACGCTATTTCAGTTTTTTCCATTTTTTACTATTCCTTTCATAATAGTTGTCCAAGGATTGAGATCAAACTCAACCCTAGTGCAACTTAACAACAGAAACGTCGTCAATAAGATTATCGTCAACCGTTTCATAAAATTCTCCTTCAGAGTCACAGTCCCAACACTGATGAACCATTTCATCGTGGTAGTAACTTGCAACTTTTACGAAGCCATTACCTTTGCAGGTAGGGCAAACTAATTTCTTCAGTCTACTTAATTTTAACTTTGCCATTTAACTTTTTTACTTTCTCATTTGCTATTGACTCAATTGTTTTAGATATACTTAATTTTGCGTCGGGCAATAATACCTTCGACAAAGCTTCTAAAACCTTGTATGTTTCTTTTGTTAGAGAAACATTTTTGTATTTATTCATGTCTGTCATGCGTGTTCCTTTCATATTTAAAATCTAATATAGGTGATATTATAGGATTGTCAATGAAAATTTTGTTAAGTTTAATAATTTGTTCACAAGTTGCAGGTACCTGCATGCCTCCATATCCATGGCCGGAAACATTTAATACTCAGTATGATTGTTTGATGTTTGGCTACGAAGAATCTATTAGAAAAATGGAAGAGCTTGGTAAAGAAGAAGTTAATAAATATAATATGTTTATAAGGTTTACTTGTACCCCAGAGAATACAATTTGACTTTATAACAAGATTATGATAGTTGCTTAGATCTTCTCACCATTACCTACCCTTACTATTTCCCTCTTTTAGGGTAGGTTTATTCATACAACCCCTACAGTTTCCGTGCACGTACTCCTGTAGAAGCAAAGGCTCCGAGGCTACCCTTGCGGGTCACAGCTTGACGTACAGGGAATAGCGCGAGGCATTATTTGGACGCCGGTCCTTTTCAATTTTGTTATCTACACATACAACCGATCCAGTTTCCACTGCCATCGTTCATTATATGTAAATTTAATTCAGTTACATAACCTGTTAGTTTTAGTCTCAATATCTCACACAAATCAAAACAATCTACGTTGCTTGTCAACACTATTCCATCCATCATCTGTTTTGTGACTGGTATCAGTTGATACAGTTCGTCGTTCCAAATTATTAGTTCCATTGCCAGTTATTTGCTGCTTCGTCTAGTTGTTTTAGCAAGTTGGTCATTGGTCCTTGTTCCATGAAATAATACAGCTTTTAATCCAGGTGCTTGTATCTCGACATTGACACCATAACCACGCCATTGTTGTTTCATTATATTTAGTTCAAGTAAAAAGGTACCCCACTGTTTTTGTGATATACCTTTAGGCTTGATGGTTATTATTTTTTCTTTACTCATCTCAACCTCTCTATATCAAGAATAAATTGATGACTGATACAATGTTGTGTCAACATACTTTCAGTAAACTTTTCTTTAGTATTTATATCTACTTTAGGCCATTTACTGTCTCCAGACCATGCCATACCACCATATAAACCTGCATCTAATAATGCCTGTCTATATATCTTCCATCTTTTCCAAGATGCATTGATAGCTTTTTGACGTTTAGGAGTCATACGTTTAGGCTTACGCCAGTTAGTATGCTTCATCATTATTTCGTACGCTTTTTCAGTACAATCTAGTTTATGAGCCATTAGTTTAACTGCGCCTCCTCTTTGTCCATTTTAGCATGAATGTATCTATGGTTTGCTTCTTCTTCTAAAGCAGTTTGAAAAGTATCTTTTACCTTTTCAGTAGTGCCATAGTAGTCAGCCATATTAGTTGCAATATGTTTTACTATTTGTGAAGATAAAGCATGAATACTACATTCTACATCTA